GTAGAATACAACCATTTTTAGATAAGTGTTTCGCAGAACTTGCTGATTATACAAACGCCATTGGTAATAAAATGGTTATGAAACGAGAAGTAATTGCTGACAAAGGTATATGGACAGCGAAAAAAAGATATATGTTAAACGTATTAGATGAAGAAGGTATTGTCTATGAAAAACCTAAACTAAAAATTATGGGTATTGAAGCAGTTAAATCTTCAACACCTGCTGCCTGTAGAAACTCAATCAGGGATTGTCTTACTGTCATTATGAATGAAGATGAAGAAGCAGCACAAAAATTTGTGGCAGATTTTAAAGCACATTTTGATGAGTTGCCAATCGAAGATATCTCATTCCCTCGTGGATGCAATGGAATAAATAAATGGTCGAACCCATCGACTATCTATAGTAAAGGCACACCTATTCATGTGCGTGGTGCTTTGCTGTACAACTTCCATAACAAGAAAGGTAAACTTACACATAAGTATCCATTGATTCAAGATGGTGAAAAAATTAAATTTGTTTATCTAAAGACACCTAACCGTATTGGGGAGAACGTGATTAGTTACTTAAATACATTTCCAAAAGAGTTTGGACTTGACAAACAGGTAGATTATGAACTACAATTTAACAAGAGTTTCCTTGAGCCAATTAAAGTCATCATGGATGTCATTGGGTGGCAACCCGAAAAAGTAGCATCTCTGGAGTTTTTATTTGGATGAAGAAAACATTTACTGTTGAATATCAAAAAGCATTTGGTGCAGGTGCACACCCTGAGTCAAAGTCTTTTAATGATATTAAAGAAGCACAATGGTTTGAACGTGCAATGAAGCGTTCTAACTTTATTACTAAATTATTTGAGACTACTGAATGACAAATTCATTTTTAAAGAACATAGTAAGGGAGATTGACAATGAGTACGCAAGTCTCGTTTCTGAAGGAGTGGCAGCTGGTGACACAAGCGGCTACATTGACACTGGTTCTTATATCTTTAACGCTCTCGTTAGTGGATCTATCTA